CTTGAGCATGGCGGCTTGGCCGGTGGCCAGCATGAGGGCGGTCCGGTGGGCCTCGGGCATCCGGGCCAGAACGGCGTCCATCGTAACCGGCGTCGCGTCGCGGATGGCCGGCAGCGGTTTGCCCGCGCCATCGACGGCCAGGTGGCCGTTCTCATCAACCTGGGGCGTCCAGGTCTCGGACGGCAACATGCAAACGTCCACCGTCGGCTCCGTGCCGCGGTACGGGCTGCCGATGACCGGCCAGGGGTTGGCGGTCGTCTGGCGAGCTACCAGTCGGGCTTCGAGTTCAGCGTCATCCCATTCGGCCACCCAGAAGCAAATCCGCTCCCAGGGGCTCCAGGGCATGCCCGTCAGGCCGGCGGTTACGATGTCCCCCATGCGGCCGTTGACGCCGACGTTATTCGGACTGACAAGGACCTCGATCATGAACCTTCGTCCTTACCGAAAGACCCGGAACGTCAGGGTCAGCACGCTCGTGAACTGCCGATACTCTTGAAGGTGATCCGGCGCAAAGACCGGCACGTTCTCGACCTTCACGCACCCGGCGTCCGGGTAGGCATCCAGCCGCCGCAGGCGGAAGAAGTCGCTGACCTCCTGGACCAGCGTCACCAGGGCGTCCATCTGCTGCTGCATACTGACGGCAGGCGGGCCGGGGTCGTCCGCCACCTTCTTCTGCACCCCGATGTCAATCTGGTGCTCTTCCAGGTTCCCGCCGCGTGCCGCCTGCTCGGCCGACCACGCCTTCGGCACCACCGACACGTGGAGGACCGACATGTCCTTGAGGTCAAAGAGCGGGCGGTAGAACCGCGCGGCGGTAAACGTCTGGCTGAACGTGTGGCCGTTCATCTCCGTCACGACGGCGTCCGCGATGTCGATGATAACTGCCATCAGTCGCGCTCCTTCTCCGCGATGCACGGCCGGGCCAGCAGCTTGTCGTGCAGGCTTCGCGTCAGCTTCAGGAGGTCGCACGTCTGGGACGTGAGACTCCGGATCGCCTCGGTGTTGGCGGTAATCACGCGGTTGTTGGCGGCCAAGAGGCCCAGGAGCTTCTGGATCAGCCAGATCACGACCCCCAGGAGCACCGCCGAGAACCCCAGGAATCCGTATTGAATGATGGGCTGTGTTACGAGGCTGTCCACGCCGGCACCTCCTATTCGGTTGCGACTTCCTTCGTGTGAATCCTGAGCGTCCGCCTATACGGGTCGGACCACTTCCAACAGGGTTCCTTCGCGGGAGCCATCACTTCGTACACATACGTCTTTCCGTTCTGAACCTCCCTGATGCGGTCGCCCGGTTCAGGCAGGACCGCCGCGCCGCTGAGTACCAGGTCCGCGGCCAGAATCAGGAAGTCCCGCGACTCCGTTCGTTCGACCGCACCGTAGGCATCGACCGCCTCGAAGTCGGTCCGGCCGACCGTGGCCGGAACGTCAACCGACTGGTCGCCGCGGAGGTAGGTGACCGTGTGCGCGAGATTGGCCCTGCGCACACGGTCAAGCCACGCCGCACCAGATTGCAAAAGGTCAGGCATTCGACGATCCTCTTACCCGGATTCGCTGCGCTACGCCGTGGTAGCCTGCGGCTACTGGTGCAACCGGACGCGGACCGTCGCGTCAGCGTCGGCGGCCGCGAGGACGGTCTTGCCCATGAGCTTGTTCGTGCCGGCCGTCGCGGTCGCCACCTTGTTCGTGGCGTCCCAGTAGACGCTGGTGCCGGCGACAATGCCGGAACCCGCGCCCGTCGCCTTCGGCACGTCGAAGAGGCCCTCGACCGCCAGTGCCCCGGCCGTGTTCGCCGGGATAGGCCTCTTGGCCACGCCCACCAGGTCCCCCTGAACCACCACGTCCCCCGCCGCCACGTCCGCGGTCGGGGTGTAATCCACGATGTCGTCGTCAGCCACATACAGTGCCGTGAAAGCCATGTGCTTTTCTCCTTGGGTCGCGCCCGAAGGCGCGGTTATGGGTTACCGCCGTTCACTCCGAACTCCATCCTCAGGCTCAGGCCTCGCCCTTGACCTTCACGGAACCGCGGGCATCCTGCAGGGCCACGCCAAAGTCGTGGTATCCACGCATCTGGATGCCGAGGACGTTGAAGTCCGCCTGGGCCGTCTCGATGGTGGGCGACTCCTGGCCGTTGAGGAACGCGACCTCGATCACGGGCAGGTCCGCCGGGTCCGCCATCAGGTACCACGCCTTCGCGCTGTTGCCGGTGTAGTGGGTGTTGGCCAGGTACCGCGACACCTCGACGCGGAACTTGCCCTGGTGCGGGTTCGCGACCGGGTACTTGGTGCTCGCGGTCGTGTCGCGGATCTCCAGGGACCGCCAGAGCTGCGTCCCCATGGCCGAGAGCGCCGTCGGCACCAGCACGATGGACGGCATCACGCCGATGGGCTTGCCGTCCGAGTCCACCTGGTCGAGGAACGTCTGCTCGGCCAGCGTCAGGCTGTCGATGCCCAGGTTCGTCGTTGCCCCGGTGAGGTAGTTCTTCGCAGCCGCCGTAAAGAACGTCGAGTTCGCCAGGAAGACTGTCCAGAACACGTCGTTGATCTTGAGGCCCGACCCGCGGCCGTGCTTACGCGGCACGGTCGTGAGCGCCCCGAGGTCGTCGTTGATCATGTCCCGCCGATCAACGGAGAGGATCAGGCCGAAGGTGTCGGCCTTGTTCGTGTACGTCTCGTTCCCGAGCGTGCCGTGCTTCAGTTCGCCGCCGGGAGCGACCGGCTCGTACTGGTCCTTGCCGATCAGGCGGTAAGACGTGACCGTCTTAAAATCGTTCACGTTCCGGACTGCGCAGATGTTCCGCCACGTCCGCTCGACCGAGAAGAAGCCCTCCAACAGGAACTTGTTCGCGACGTTCGACAGGATGCCGCCGATGTCAACCGTCGAGTACCCGGCGTCGGCCTGGACCTGCCGGCCGAAGGCGAACCGCAGAACCTCGCGCGAGTCGCGGAAGCTGCGGCCCGTATAGCCGTTGGCCCAGGCGGCCTCGAGCAAGAGCTCCTGCAGGCCGATCCCGCCGCGGAACCGCGTGCTGGCCGCGTCGAGAGTCTTCTCGTCATACCGCTTCTCCACGTCGGCCAGCCGCGCGGTGAGCATACATGCGGCCTCGAGGATCGTGCCGGTCACCGACTGGTCGATCACGTGCACCTCCGGCGCCTTCGGCCGGTCGGCCCGGATGACTTCCAGTTCCGTCCGCGTCGTGTCCCACCCCGCCTTGATCGCCTGTGCGGCAATCGCGGGATGCTTATCGCCGCAGACCTTCTCGATGGCGGCGATCCGTTCCTTCTCCGCGGCAACCTTCGCCCGCATGTCGGCCACCGGGTCCATCGTGACCGCCGCCTCCGGCGCGGCGGCCGTGGCCGGCTGCCCAGCCCCCGCCTGCGCCGTCGCGGGCGCTGCGCCGGACTTTACCTCCGTCGTCTGGGCACCCGCCGTCACCTCCGCACCCACCTCGCCCGCCGTCACCGTTTCGACCGTCGTGTTTTTGCCGTCCATCGTCTTCCTCTCCTTGGCGGCCCGTGCGGCCGCAATGGCGGCGGACGTCTGATCGTCCGCACCGCTTCCCACGAAACTCACCTCAACAAGCGCCGATTTGCGGGCCACGTTCACCGGCCCGGTCACCTCGCGCCCGTTGACATTCACCGTCTGACCTTCACGCACGAACTCCACGTCCGCCACCGACGCCCCGATGCTTGCCTGCCAGGGGTATCCGTTGTCGGCGTCCGCCGTAACCTCGCGGGCCGCCTGGCTGGTGGAACTGATGACGCCCGCCACGCGCAGCGCCCCGTTCTGTGTCTGGAGCCCGTCGATATGCCCCACGCGGGCCGTCCGGTCGTGTTCCAGGTACACCTTCGCCCCGCCGCGCACGGCCAGGCCGTTCAGGTCCACGACCACCGGGAACCGCCACCCGGAGATGACCATCGGGCCGCCAGAGTAGGCGTCCATGTGAAACCGCCGCTGCCGGGGAGCCTGCCCGTCGGGCTGTGCCGCCTCCACGTTGATGGCCGCGGTGAAGACAAGTTCACGCGGCATTGCGGTTGTTTCCATGGTCGGTCTCTTCCTGTGTGGGGCCTTCGGGCTCCAGTGTGGCGCCCTTCGGCGCCGCGAGCGGCAACCCCAGCTCCTTCATGAGCGCCACTTCCTTCGCCCGCTGCCTGAGTTCGGATTCCCAGTCCTTGCCTTCCTTCGCATACTCGCTCGCTAAGGTGGTTGTGTTGCTGGCCAGGCGCTGGGCCTGGGCCGTCGCCTCCTTGGCCGGATCAACGTGTTCCATCCCGTCCCAGAACCACTGGTGCGGATAGTCGTCGAGCGACCGGACCGATGCCGGCAGCAGGCCAGGCACTCGCACTGCCTCTCGCATCCAGGCATCGAGAAGCTTATCGAGGACCACATCTTCCAGGTGGGCCTGTTCGACGCGGATGGACTTGAAGTAGGTCTGGTGGTCGAGCCGGCCGGAGGCGTAGTTATAGGCCGACGAATCGCAGAGCGCGATATTGCGAGGCATGTTGAGGCACCGCGCGGCCTCGCCCAACTTCTCCCGCACAAATTCCACGTAGGTCGTCGCCGGCTGCTCGGGCTTAACCTGCTTCATGTTCCAGCCGCCGGGGAGCGTCAGGAGCATATTGCGTTCGAGTTCGATGGTGTCCATCGGCTCGACCGCCTCGGCCTCGCCATTGGGCGGAGAATCGGTCTCCAGCGTGCCGGAGATGTTGGCCGCGGTCTCGGCGGCGTCGAGCACGGCCGACGTGAACCGCCGGAGCTGCGCGAAGATCGGAAGGGCCGGCGTAATGTCCGGAATGCCGCGAGACTGGCCCGGCCGGTCGGCCCGGAACCAGTGGACCACTGAGGCGGCCGGGACGTGATCAAACGCCAGCGAGCCGATCGACATCAGCGACCCGGGATGGCTCTTAAGAACGTGATACTCCACCGGGTTGCCGTACTCGTCGAAGATGATGCCATCGACCAGAGGGTACATCCCCTGGGTGCCGGCGCCGCGCGGGCCAATGCCGCCGAGCCAGTAGCCGGGTGTCGCAACCTGGTCGGCCTCGATGAGCCTGAGGTCCAGGAGCACCGGGGAGGACAGCTTCGGGTTCGTGATGAAGAGGCCGAACGTCTCGCCGTCCTGCGCCCGGGCCACCCGCATTGTGCGGAGCTTTACGGGCAGGCCGG